ATTGTTCCTGTTAATTTAATTACGGCATCTTTACCATTTGATGGAGCGCCATTTGAAAAAGTTAAAGTTGCACCAGTAGTTGCGTTAACTGTAATTGCAGAATAACCACCGATTGCTTGTTCTAAAACTAATAAGTTTGTGTTTGTGATTTGTCCCCAAGTTCCCGAGTTTTCACCAGTAGCTTGAACTGTTAATTTTAAATTAGCAGAAGTTGAGTTTGCCATAATTTTTTATCTCCAATTTTTAAATATTACTAAATTTAAGCAGCGGTGTCAACTGGTCTCCAAGTAGGCGCTGTTCCTGTATTTACTTGGTTCCAGATTAATGTTTTAAGGCTTCCCTCGTCCATTGTCAAGGCATTTCCTGTTAAAGTTACCAATGCATTTCCAGCGGCTGTTTCATCACCTTCCTGCATAGTCAATTCTTGACCAGTAACAGCAGCTATAGTATTTGCGTCTAATTCAGCTGTTCCATCAGCTATTGTCATGGCTTGACCAGTAACTGTTACATTAGCATCTCCAGTAACAGTTTCTTCACCCTGAACCATGGCCATTGCATTACCAGTTAATGCAACATCTGGAGCAGGATCCACGTTTCCTTCCTGCATAGACATGCCAAGCGTAGTTACTTGCTGATTACCATATACACCAAAGCCCCATGCATAATTACCATTCCAAGTAGCAGCAGAAGTTGCTGATACTTCAACTATAGTATTTGCATCGAGTTCAGCTGAACCATCGTTAGCTGTTAATTCTTCACCTGTTACATCTACAACTGCTTCTTGATATTGAAGCGTTGCAGTCATTGGTTGACCAGTTACATCTACATCAACTGTTGTGCCACCTTCAGTAGCACCTTGAGTGATTGTTAATTCATCACCTGTTACAGTAAGATCATCAACATCTGATTTTGTTGTAACAGAATCTAATGTGGCTGTTAAACCAATTCCAGTTACATCAACTAATAAACCTGATTGACCCCAAGTCTCAGTGCCCCAGGTATCAGAGCCCCATCCAATGTTTACTTCTGCATTTACAGTAACTGAATTTAAATTTGAAGATAAAGAATTACCGTTTGCAATTAATGTGCCTGCAGCACCCCATGCATTTTCACCCCAAGTAAGTCTACCCCAGCCTTCGTTTATTTCTCCAGCTGTAGTTTCTTCACCCAAGTTTGCAGATATAGGAATCCCTGTAACGGAAAAATTTACATTTACTAAATCATTCCATTGATTAAAGCCCCAAGTTTGTTGGCCCCAGGTATTAGACATAGGAAAGTACCTCCTATGCTATTATCCAGAGATTCTTAGGATCGCTGCTGTTGATGTTGCTGCTGGAAACTGGATTGTAAACGTACCAGAAGTTGCAGTTTTGTCTGCACCAAAATCTAATACAGCAACCGCTGCATCAGTTACAGTAGCAGATGTATTGTAAATCAATGCACCTCTAGCAGTTAACGTTACTCCAGTAAACGATAAATTATTAAAATCAACTCTAGCTACACCGGCAGTTTGTGATGTTCCTGCATTAACCAATGTCCCACCACCTGCTGTATATTGACCAGAATCAGCAACTTCATTTGAAGTAGTATATGAAGTAGTAGCAGAAGTTAGAGTTGCACCTGCGGTATAAAGAGCTAATTTAAAAACATCGCCACCAGTTTGTTTAAAGTTATGCTCACCTTCCAAAAGTTCTTTTTTGAAAGAGTTTGCAATCGCTTGTGATATAGCCATAGTTTTATCTCCTTATATTTATTTTCCACCGACTCGAGGAACACCGCTTTGATATTCATCTCGTCTTCGTCTTCCCATTTGTTCTATCGAGAAGCCTTCTACCACTTGTTTATACTTTCCTTCGTATAATTGCAAGAGATCATTTGGCCCCTTCAAGAATGAAAATGCTTCTACTAAGCAAGCATATAATAAGCCATTGGGAAAATTTTGACTTAAATATGTAGTTGTATTTGTACTCGATAATCCTGGATCTTTCAAGATATAATTTAATTGAATTTCATAAGTAGCATCTGGTGTAGGAGCTAGAACAATAGTATTTTGATCCCACATACCATAGTATTTTGGAACTCCTCTTGATCCAGTTGGATTGTATTCTGACATATAACTAGTGTCTCTATACTCTAAAAATTCTCTATTATCTGGCTGTGAACTTCCATCAGAATCTATAATTTGAGCTGATCTAACCACCAATAAATTATCAGGTGTATCAATAAATCTTTGTGAAGCTACTAAATTAGCTGTTGCATATCTTTTATTATTATCAGAATCAACATCTCTTAAAATTCTAAATTCTGCATTTTCAATAAATCCATTTACAATAGTAGATGTTAGAACATTTGAATCTACTTCTGTGTAATCTCTAATTTTTTGTACTAATTCTGCGTATGTCATTATGTTATACTAATTGTTACACTCCCTAAATTTACTTGTGCTTCTCTTCTTACATTAATAGAAGATCCATTATCTGGAACCATACCACGGTTTGAAGTAAAAGCAAAGGGTGCAGGTAAAGTTAAATCTACATTCATAAATCCACCATCACCTGTTTGTGCTGAAAAAGTTTGAGGTCTTGCATTTGCTAAACCTTGCGGATCTGCTGGTGCTGGTTTTGGTTCTAGTTGTGGATGCTTTGGTTCAAATTCAGATATATGCACTCTTGATCCATTCCATTCAATAACCATTTCTTTATATGGAAATGCTTGACCACTTCTATCTGAAATAAACTGTGCAAATTTTCCATTCGATCTAGACATTTGGATAATAATTTCTTGGGGTTATAAAAGAACTAGATGAAGAACCATCTTCTTCAAGTGCTCTTTTCAATTCATCTTCATACAATAATTTCATTTGTTGAACGAGTTGTGGATTAAATTTTTGTGATAAATAATATGCAAGTCCTGCTACCATACAAGGTACAAATCTATAAGGTACATCTGCTTCATTACTGTAGGCCCCGGCATCCTGAATCCTGCTTACATAATAATAGTTTAAAAAGTTTCCGGCTTCAGTGGTTCCAGGAGTTAAATATAAAGTGATTGTAACTCTATCAATAAATCTTTGTACAAAATATTGTGATGGAACACCTGTAGATGTTTTATTTGAAAATGCTTGATACTCTGATCTATTAATTTTTGTTAAAGGTGTATCAACACTAGATGCGTTTCTATAACTTGCTTCTAATATATCATCAACTCCATATACTGCTGTTGCATCTGAAGTACCATCAGCAGATGAACGATACATTGTATATTCTGCTTGACCATTAACTAATGTAATTGAATTATTTTTTACTTGCCAATAATGCAAACCTCTATTAGCCCATTCTTGAAACATTATGTTCAAAGAACGCCTTGCAGTTTTTATATCATTACCTGAATAATCAAATCTGCCTATTCTTTCATAAGCTTCAGTAATTATATCATCAATATAAAAACCTGATTCAAAGGTTGTTGTTCCAGAGGTTGCCATTGATCCTCCTATTTATCAATCAATACAGTTGCTTTTGCACTTGTTATTGCACTGCAAGTCATTCCACCTTTAAACAAAATTCCATCTTCAGGAAGATTAAATGAAAATACATCTCCTGGAGGAACATCTGCTGTGAACTGAGTTCCAGATTCATCTTGTAAAGTAACTGCACCAACGGCTGTTGTACTATTTGCAGATAGAATAATTCCTCTTAGTCTTGTTCTACCAGCGAATACTTGAGCTGCTGCTGTAATCTGTACTGCTTTTACATCACCTTTAGCTGCCATAGTTTTCTCCTATTAAAATTGTGTGGGCCCGAAGGCCCACATTAATTATTTATTATGCACTAAATGCAAATGCACCAGTAACATCTGTTCCATCTTTCGATAGATCAGTGTCTAAGTTCCAAACACCATCTTGGAAACATATAAAATATATTTTTCCACCAGTAGTTAAAAGGTTAGTAGCTGCATTCGCTGGAGTGAAAGTAATTTTAGTTTCACCGCTAGCTGAAGTATCATAAGTCACTTCGTTTGTAGCTCTAGACTCAATGTTTGAACTAGTTGCAATTGCGTCAGAACCTGCACAATCAAAAGTTAGAACTTCAGTTCCACCTGCTGTATCTTTAGCTTGATTGTAAACTACAACTGTACCTGCAGTAGCTGCTGGTAAAGTAGCATTA